ACTTATATTATTTTCTAAATTTTGAATTCTTCTTTCAAGATACCACTGAGCCTTCTTGAGGTCTTGTAATTCTTTATCGTTATCTTTTTTTCCTGCTCTTGAGATATACTTCACAGTATTCCCCAAATGGAAGTCCAAGTCCCAATTCTCTATCACTTTTATTGCCTCATAAATATTCTCTGACCCTCCGTAATGTTCGGGATGGTTAACCATTTCTTTATTATTTTCCATTTAAGTTAAATTTAAGTTCTTCAGATGGAACATTAGCCTTTGATTCCATCATATCTAATGTTAATTCGTAATTCTCGTCGTTAGTATATTCATCTAACAAATCATTTGTTGACAATGTTCCAAACTTTTCAGATAGTTTGGTTGTATCAACATCATCATACATAACATGCAATGTATCGTCCAAATCTTTTGCTAAATCTAAAGATTCAGAAATTATTTGAAGGACTTTATATGGGTTCGCATTTGACGCTGGTCTTCTGTCTTCAAGATAACCTTTCCAAGTTTCTCCAACAACTTTTGGAACTCTGATTGATGCACCTCTATCTGATACACCCCAACTGAATTTATCAATCGATTGTGTCTCGTGTTTACCAGTTAATCTCAAATGATTATCTGAACCATAGTTATCAATATGTTCTTTCATTCTTGATTCAAATACTTTGAAGATTGATTTGAAATATTTTTCTCCACCTGTTTCTCTCATTCGTTTGTTTGAGAAATTTGTGTGAAGACCTGAACCATTCCAATCACCTGATGTTAATGGTTTTGGATGTAATTCAATTTGTAGGTTATGTTTTTCAGCCAATTTATATAGAAAGTATCGTGACATCCATAAGTCATCTGCCGCCTTTATAACACCTTTACCAAATATTTGATACTCCCATTGCCCGATTGCAACTTCCGCATTGGTCCCTTCAATTCCAATACCATATGCCAAACACATATCCAAATGTTCTTCCGTAAATTGTCTACCAAACATTTGTCCACCAACACCACAATAATAAATTCCTTGGGGGTCGATAATTCCTCCAGTGTGGAATCCTAAAATATTTTTATTGTGTCCGTTACGAATGAAGTATTCTTGTTCAAATCCAACCCAAAAGTCCTGGTCTTGTTTTAATTTTGCTCTGTCATTTGATTGGTGAGCATTCCCTTTATTATCCATCACCTCACAAAGAACATAAATTGTTCCTGATAATAAATTACTATATAATCTAGCAGGTTTTAAATAACAATCAGATGAATATCCTTCGGCTTGGTTTGTCGAACTACCATCAAACCCCCATTCAGGAACATCGGATAAATCGGTAATTGGGTTAACACTAACTCTGACTTTACTTCTTAAATTTGGCTCCGGAGCATATCCATCTAGCCATACATATTCAATTTTTGTATTCATATTATTTTTAAAATTTTTTTGTAACATAATAATCTTTTCCGTATTTGGATTCCTCCAAGATATTTTGAGACACCAATTTATCAATAATTTGAATGGTCTCTTCAATTGGTTTTTGGATTATATACCTTGATATATAATCAATGTGGATTGGTTGTCTTAATTTATTTGATAATAATTTTATAAGTTTTTCGTCTACCATATATTAAAATTTATATTTCCACTTTTTTTTCATATAATCAAAATATCTATATCTCTTATTTGGATTATATAAAAACCACTCAACATAATAATCAAACCACCATTGAATTTTAAGTGACACTCTTTTTATTTTTAACCATCTTAAAATTTGTTTCGACGATTTACCTTTACTATGTAAATCATAAACATATTCACTTAACTCATCTTGGAAATAGAATAATTCTGTCTTACCATAATATTGACTTAATGTGTCCGACTTAAGCGCGGTTAAGGTTTCTTGATAATTAATAAATCTTCGATTTAATCCCATACTTTAAAAGTATAATAAAAAAACAATTAAGAGTCAAAATTTTTTATTTTATCCAAATTTGTTGTTTGATAAATGTAGCTTATTACCTTTCTTTTTGTTATAGGAACTAAAGTTTGTTCCATAGGTAAATCTTGATTACATTCCATTTGAAATACTGGAAAAATTTTGACATTTTTTGTTTTACTAAATGTGGAATGGGTTTCAATCACCGAAGTCAATGTTACCTCCTCAAGAATATTTTCATATATTAATTTAATGGTGTTTTCATTGATTTTCGGGATTTTTCGGGATTTTTTGATTTGGTATTCCCATATGTAAACTTTGTTATCTTGTTTCTTATAGAAGAAAATAAAACCAATTCCCAAATGAAGATTATTTTTATTCTTTTTTAAGGTGATATCAATATTATCAAATGCGACATTCCATATTGATTTTGCGTGATTGAATACTTCATACAATTTTGTGTTGGAATATTCAATTGTCTTTTTTAACTCAATAACTTCATCCTCCGAGAGTTTTCTTGGTTTTTTTGGGTATAAGTCCCTTAATAGAATTTCATCATCACATGATTGAAATTTCTTATCAGTTAACAATAAAGTATTTTCTTTGTTGAGAGATTGTATATTTGCCAAATGTAATGATAATTCGACAAAATCCGGATAAATTTCAAAATTATTTAAACTTTGTTCGCATTTTTGTATGTAACCTAAAAGGGTATATTTGTTATATTCAAAATCCAATGGTTCTTTTAACATCCACTCAGGACTTAATTTGAAATCTATTTTTTTCTTTCTTCCCATAAAAAAATAATAACTAAAGTTTTATAAGAATCAATTGATTCTCATTACATAAAACCATTGGTCTTGAACTTTCTGTTCATCAGCATTTCCATCATAATTATTTAAAGTGTGAGCATATCCATCAGTATCTATAACATCTTGAATGAACGCTCGTCTATCAATAAAGTTCTCATGGTCTAACCCCCAATCTTTAATATAACTTTCAGGGTCATATTTAACATCACGAAGTCTATCTTCAACCGCCTCTTCTATTTTGTCTTCAGGATAATCTCCTTCGGGACTTGATTCAATATCAGATATCTCATCATTTAAATCATCAATCTCACCATTTAATTCATCAATGTCACTTTGAATCTCGTCGTCGTCCTCTCCTCCAAATTCATCCTCAAGTCTTTTAATTTTCAATTCAATCCTTTCAATTTTTTCTTTTAAAAGAGTTATTTGGTCCTCTTGTTCATTCGATAACATTCTATATTCCTCATCAACATAAGCACTAGGTTCATTTGCCGCATCATCTTCAAAAAAATCTCTAAAATAATCAACCACCTCATCTGTGTCAATGTGGCCCATAACAAGACTTTTATTATAACTTTCATATCCAATATCGTCAATCGATGAGTCAACCATATCGTATGCACTACTTTCCATTTCACTTTCAGTTCCTACCGCATATTCTCTATCAGTTAATCCCACATCTATTACAATAAATTGAGTTGTATGATAAAATTCTCCATATGGTATTATATTATAAACATCAATTTTGTTTTCAAGTTCAGATAACTCATCCTCCAAATCGCTAATTTCATCTAACAAATCTTGTCTAACATCTTCATCATTATCATATTCTTCTTGTAATCTTTCAATTTCAGTTTTAATTCTTTCCATCTCCACTCGGTCTTCATTTGTAATAATTTCAACATCACCAACTTCATCTAAGAAATTAAGTAGAGCATGTGCCTTCAATCCTTCTTCAGGACAATCCGGATCTAGTTCCCATTCACCATCAAGTCTTCTTTCTTCAGCTTCATTTCTTTGTCCTTGTAAAATTCTTTGAATTCTTACCCTTTCAAGTCTTTCTTTTTCTTTTTTAGCGGCTTCTTTGTCTGAGTATATCTTAATCTGTTCAGGATATTCTTTATTTATATAATCATCAACCACATCTAAAATCTCTTTTAATTTATTTGTATTCCATAACCAACCGCTTCTTATAACTTCATTTTTAGAGTTATAAAATGTTTTATCACCATCAAACTTTTTTAATAAAGCAACTTTGTAATTAGGGTCGCTACTTGGAAGAGTTTTATCTATAATGTAAAACAATTTTCCATCTTCGTTATAGCGAACAAATTGTTGATTATTGGTAGCTGTCGTACACCACTTGGTTCCCTTACCATAATAACAAGAAGAATCCAATGTCAGTGGATTAACTATAAAATATCTACCATCATCATAAACCACATTACCACCATTAACAGGTTTTACCTTACGTCTCAATCTTTGTTCATATTCACTTAAGGCCGACAATAATTGTCCAGCACTTTTATATTGATATAAATCTGTTATTGGTAAGTTACTGGAGATTTTCTCAAATTTATTCAATGCTTGGGATAATTTCTCTAAATTTTCTTCAAAATTTATAGCATCCAAATTTTTTCCAATCCAATCCAAAAATTTATGAGGAACTTTCGAAACTATGTCATTCACATTATTCCCAAATTTTTGAGAATACTTTGATTTGAAATCATCGACTCTACCTTCCTGTATTAATTTTATAAAATCCATTATGTTTTATTTAATAAATATTCATTTATCTGTATATTTCCACAAAGATAATATTTATTATTAGTTAAGCAAATAAACTATTTAAATCAATTACTATGGCGTGTGGATGCAAAGGTGGCTCAAATGTTCAGCCAACAACACAACAAACTCAACAAGCACAAATTCAAAAACAACAAACAACTGAAAGTGTTAAGAGTGCGATTAAAAAAACCGTTGAGAAATATTACAATGTAAATAAAACAACAAAGTAATTTGTGTTGTAAAAATTTAGAAAGGGATAACATTTGTCCCTTTTTTTTATATTTATAAATTATGAGTAGAATTAAAGTATTGATTGATAGGTTTAATGAAGGTGAGACTGACTTCATCGAACATATGAATGGTTTTGAGACTTTTTTGAAAATGGTTGAGAGACAGGATTTAATTAATGAGTTAGATTTTAACCAAATTTATGAAACTGAATATGAAAACGAATATCTAATATTTTTATATAACCATGAAGATTATAGGGATGAGTTTTGGAGTATTGTAAGTAACTATCTTTCCGATTTAAAAATTGAAAATGGTGTTCCAATCATAGTTGTTAATGAACCCGGAGAATTTGCCAATCTATTTTGTGATAGTAGAGATATTAGTACCGACACAATTGGAGCACTTTTAAATGGTGAATATGATAGTCATTCCTATGGTTGGAGTTCTTATGACTTAACCGACGATGTTTATCGTGATGTAATTGAAGAACTAACCAAAGAAAACTTATTACACCTAAAAGAATATATTATTAAATCGTTAGAAGGTCAACAAATTGAACCTTATACTGAATTACTTGAAGATTACTCCCAACAACAGGGTCATCCTGAATATGTTATTATTGACCAATCCAATATAGACCAAGTGGTTGATAATTCAGAGACCATGAAAGAATTAATGGATAATGAACTTTATGAATTAAAAAGTGAACTATACAGTATCTATAGTTCGGCCTACAATAACGCATATGAAGAAGAATTATATGAAGATGTTTGGAATGAGTTGGAAACTTATTTTGAAAAAGGTCAGTGGACTAGTAAACCTCACCTATATAAAGAAAATACTTCAGTAGAGACCTACGCCGCAAAAGCTAACGATATTGATTCAATTATTTTAGATTTTTTAAAAGAAAATAAAGGTCGGTATGGTGCATATGGTTCATTGGAATATTATGGTTCATTAATGGGTATAATCAAAGAAACTAGGGATTGCTTAAATTTTTATCCTTCTGACTATCCTGATTCGAGGTTAGTTGATAAGAACATCAATATGTATTTTGGAGATTATATCTAAAACTATTCACTTTTTCTTTTTTTTCAGGTAATTTTGTAACAAAAAAGACAGACAATGATTTTAAAATCACCCTCAAGTAAAATATCAATTACCAATTTATTTTCAGATTTCATTTTAAGTAAAATACCTATGGATGAACAATCTATAATTCAAGTTATTGATTGTTTAAATTTTTATGTGGTTAAAGGTTACACAACCTATAATGAACCATTAAACTTATCTGAGATTAAAGATGAGTTTATTTCAAAATTTGAAGAACAACTAAAAGACACCAAATTGACACACACAATTGATTTGATTGAATATGATAGTAAATTACCTTCTCAAAAGTCTTTTACATTTGCATTCCACAATACTAAAAATTGTTCCTATAATCATACACAAATTAAATCATTTGAAGAGAACAATACTTTATCATACGATTACCAGTACTATTTAAAAGAAATTGAAGATAATTCAATTAATTGTTCCGAATTCCCTCACGGATATTCATTGGGTCAAGGTAGGTTACATTATTATTATGGTAAACATATTTTTTACAATATACCTCCATCATATCCTGTTAATACTTTAGTATTCACTTTATTAAATGAAGAGAATGAAGATTTAATATTAATTAAAAATACTTCAGGTAAAATAGATGAAGTTTTAACATCCGCAGTTTTAGATGTATTTGACTTTGATATGTCTTGGTTAGAACAGGAACTAAAAAAAGTGGATTGGTATATTGAATTAACCGACCCACTTTTAGAATACAACTTCCTTAAAAAGAAGGTTGATGATTTTATAATCTTTTAGATTATTCCCGAATTTTTCATGTGTCCTTTAATGATGTCAACCGCTTCGGTTAACTCATTATAGTTGCGTTCAGGTGCATATAGGAATGACTTGTGGTCAACTTCATTACCTTCAATAATCAATAATGATGGTATCATATCGTTATCTGTGACCTCAACAAATAAATCATATTCATCCTTATATTCATCAATGTCTCGGTCAAAAAACTCAATACCTTCATTGGTTAATATATCTTTGAAATCCACACAGAATGGACATCCTTTCATTGTATAAACAATAACACTTAAATCTTTCATAGTTAATTAAATTTACCAACCATTTCTAATATGGTATCTTCTTGTTTAAGTCCAGCTTCAGAGATAATTTCGTCACCATTCGAGAATCCTTTTATTGTTGGAATGCTTCTTATACCCAATTCTCTAGCGAATTCTTGATTTAATTCCACATCCATAGTATACATCTGAACATCTGAACCACCATTCTTAATTTCTTCAGAAATTTTTTCGAATGTTGGTTTCATCATTTTACATGGTCCACACCATTTTGCATGAAAGTCAATCAATAATTTCTCACCATTGTTAATTTTTTCTTTTAATATTTCACTTGTAATTTCCATAAATTAATTTGTTTTTTTATATTCTTTTAATAATTGAGAGATGAATAATTTCAACTCATTTAATTGTTTTATGTTGTAATAGATGTTTAAAAAAATATTACCTTCATTACCTATAAATAGAGATAAATAAAATTCTTGTTTAGTTTTATAAATTTTATTATGTTCTATTACGGACCCATTTTTAACATCCATTGAATTCCTTGAATATACCAGTTCAAAGTCTCTCTTACCAATAAAATTAGGAAAATCAGGCCCTAGTGTTTCTAATTTTAATAAGGATAAAACTCCTTTTTCATTTTCAATTCTTTCTATAAATTTGTTTGCTTCCATATTATATATCGCTATTGTTTAAAATAAGATTACCCATTTCATCCCATTGTGTTTCGGTCTCTATTAATACTCCATTATCACATTTCTTCTTAATTTGAACCGTTTCAAATCTTTCATCTTGAATATATGATAACATAATTTTATCCAATTTAAATAGAACTTCATTCCATTCTTCACTCAATCTATTGTTAAATCTACCTAAACTTTGACCCCTATTAATTTTAATATCATCAAAATATTTGTTTACACGATATTCTATAGTGGCCCTTTCATTAGATTCAATATTTTGTTTGCGTAGTGAAACTATAATAGACGCTGGTCTTGTAATATATGTTTTAACACAATTTGATTGTTTAATACTTTCCTCATTATAATTTACACTATCATTTAAAAGTTTTGGGTAATAAACATCACTACCATCTATTATTGGTTGTTCAATAATGTCATAACTATATTCCGGATAAATTCTTTCATATGTACCATTACGATAATGGTCTAATTTTTGGGTCCACTCTAAATGTTCTTTTAAGAATAAATCATCGTTATTTGATAACCATTTTAAATCTATTTCCCCTAATCTCTTGAGTTGACAATAAAATTTAATGTGGTCATACAATGTATGAGAATTGATTGTATTATTTACCACCATTGATTTAAACAATTTAAAAAATCTTTTTAATTCCTCTTTTGATATTTGACGTAAAAAATCTTTCGGAACATCATATACATCTTGATTAGAGTTTAAACAAGCCAAAATCAATTGGTTATCTTGATTAAGCCAATCGTTACCAAATAGTTCTTTAGCTTGTAAGTATAAATGAAAATTAAAATTTTCACATATATGTAAAGCGGATTTAATTTTTTTACCTGAGAACTTATAATATTCCATAATTGTATCAATCATTCGATTGTCGTTCTTCTTTAAAATCTTTTTGATTTCTTTTCCAACCCAAGAAGTTTTAAAGATATAAAAATTATTAGGTATTTTTACATTTCTCTTATCTAAATAAAATTTAAATAACCTGTCATCAAAAGATAAATTTTCTAAATCATTAGTTTTTGAAAATTGGGAAGTAAAAATTGAGAATATTTCTTCTGCGATATTTTCTTTAATTACAGATTTTGACATTGAATTAATCTGATGCATCATATTATGTATTGTATTGGGAGAGAAGTAATTCCTTCTAATTCTTTTACGACATTTTCGTTTTAAATTGTATTTATCAATCCCTCCATGATATACATCTCCGGTTTTGGTGTTTACGGTAACATATGACATATTTTTAATAACTTTAAACCATGATTTACCTACTCTTCTATTTCTATAAATGTAAAAAATTTTGGTTGATATTTTATCATCATATTTTTCAACCACGATTAATTCTATACTTTCAGTGATATCACAAAATGGATTACCATAATTCTCTAAAAAACATTCTTTAGTATCATCAAAACTATCATATTTAAACATTTCTTTAGTTTTTGATATCTGACCAAGAATATCATCCCCTTCAATATGGTTATAATTTTTATATTTTGAGGTTCCGTAACGCCTAAATTCTTTTTTATATAAAATTTCTTTCATAACACAAATATAAAAAAAAAATAATAATTGTCTTAAACAATTATTATTTTTATACACTAAATTTGATTTTTGTTAAATTATTGGACCGTATTTTGTTCCAATTATATAGTTTTCGGATATTTCTTCATCTATCCTTACATCCTCAGATGGTCTACGATTAATCTCAACACAAATATCAATTATTTGTTTTTGAGTAAGTTGTGGGTCATCACCTCTTTTTACATTTTCAGTTGAAGCCACCTTCACTTTATCGTAAAATTCTTCTTCCATTTCTTTTGGAACCAAACTCAATAAGTCGTTTGGATTCGTTTTAAAGAAGTTTTTAAAGTTACTTATGTATATCTCAACATCAACACTCATTTTACTATTATTTAACTTATTTGATAAATTCCCAAAATCCTGGAGGAGAAAATTCTGAAGCATCTTTAAATCTATCGGTTAGAATAACATTATCAGAACCTTTTAGATTTATAAAAACCAAGTCAGGTAAATCAACCAAACAATCAGGTATCGTTGTAAGTTCTTTGTTATCCACCAAAGATATGTATTGTAAGTTTGAAAGATTACAAATTGAATCAGGAAGACTAGACACACAATTATGTAATACTAATGTAGTTAGATTTTGTAATTTACCAATAGTTTCCGGTATTTGAATTGTGATATTACTATCCGGATTATAGATTGTTAATGTTTTTAAAGATTCAGGTAAATTATCTATCAAATCATCAAGCCCATATAACCCAACATATTTACCCACCGGGCCAGAACTAAATCCGTTAATATCTAACTTATCATCTCTAGTTGTAAGAGTTTGTGCAAATTTTGGTTTCAACTCTTCTTTAACATTCTTCAACATTGGAGTATTCAAAAGTGAAATATCTTCAATACTTAAACTGCCAATATCTTTATTCTTAATACTATCAATTTTTTTACTAATATAGTATTTTAAAACATCCGCTTCTGAATTTGAAATCATATTAGAAGATAAGTCCATTCCCAATGCAATATATTTTTTCTTTAACGAAGGAATCAAATTAGAATATTGAATGTCAGATAATTTAGGACTATTGTATTCTAACCACATTTCCACTTGTTGTGGGTTATCAAAATTTTCCATTGGGTTATCGCCAACTCTAACATTTTTAACGGTATTAATTAATTCTATTTCTTCATCAGTCAATGGTACCGGTTTAAAAATATCTTTCAACCCTTCAAGTTTTGGAACTTTTGATACAATTTCATCCCAAGGTAAATTCGTGCCACCAGCGTATCGACCTGAATTTGTTTTATCCGCCATTGATATTTGACCATTACGATCAACAAGAAGTACTGTTGCAAAATTTAAGTCATCAAAACTTTTATCCTCGTCAATCACATAATAAAGAGTTCTCCCGTTACCCAATCTGTAATTATAATACATATTACCACCACCCTCACGGCTAGTACACCATCCTCTACCATTTTTCAATCGAATACATTGGTCTTTAGTTTTGGGTGCAAATATTTTTAAATTATTTTGATTATAAACCAAGTCGATGTCTTCAATATCTTCTTTTTTACTTACCTTATCTCTTTTATTATCTAACCCATCTAACAAATACTCTAACTCGATGAACGACATTTTATCCGCACCTTTAGTATCGACGGGTATTACATCAAAATTAGTTATATAATCCGTAATATAATACAAAATTTGGGCAGGTGTTAAATTAGAATTTTCTTTTGAAAATTTTTCAGTGAGTTTTTTAATCAAAACTTGGTCATAAACTTTATCTACCAACTTAACTAATTGTAAATAATTATACTTGTTAATATCTTGTCTATCTTCAGGTAATTCTGATTGAATCTCTAAAAATTTCTTAATATACTTTTTAAGTGGTATATTTTCAACCTCAGATTCTTTTTTCTTAAAATTTGTAAAAATGTCTTTGAGTTGTTTGGCAAATGTTTTACCATCAATATACGACTTTAAATCTTTATATGAATATTTTGTAATATCTCTTTTTGTTGAGTCTAAACCTTCCTTATATTTATCAAATAAATCAATATATGATATTATTGTTTTTTCATCATCTGAAGTCTGATTTTTAAATTTGGTATACAATTGTTTTTTTACCTTATCAGATACTTCAATTAGAATATTTTTATTTAATGTTCGTAATAGTCTCATTTCTAATTTCATTTATAATAAATATCTAATAGTTTAATTAGAGCTAACATCCCACAATCCTCCACCCATATTAGTTCCTTTTTCTTTCATAATGCTAGGGATTTCAACACTTGCACTTCCTTTTAGGTTAATGAAAAAGAGGTTTGGTAAATTAACAATACATTCAGGTATTTTTGTCAATTTTTGATTATTGACTAATGATAAAAACTTTAAATTAGTTAATTCACATATACTATCAGGAATAGCATCAATACAATTTTCCAACAATAATAAATTTAAGTTTTTAAATCTACTAATCGATTCAGGTATTCTAATAATAACATTAGATTTATCTCTATTTTGAATTTGTAAATCAGTTAGTGATTCAGGTAAAGTGTCAATTAAATCATCAAGACCATACAATCCAATAAATTTACCTACCGCACCGGAATTAAAACTATCAATAACTAATTTTTCACCATTTAATGTTAATCCTTTGGCAAATTCAGGTTTAAAGAAGTCCTTTAATTCCGACATAGGTCCGTTCAAAAATCCTACCAAGTCAATTTGTCGGTCATCTATGTCCATGAATTGATTACTTGGGAAATGGAATTGATATCTTTCTTTAGGTAATCCTGTTTGAGGTGAAACGTCAGTATCTCCCGGTCTGAATATAACATATAAAGGTCCGTCCTTAATATATCTTTCAAAATGTGTTAATCCCGGTGATGATGTACACCATCTTGTTTCTTGATTATTTCCTCCGTAAAAACAAGCAGCTTCTTTACCTGCAGCACCCTCATCTTCAATTTCAATAACTCTCCAAGTTGGTCCATCAAATAATATTTTAGCACCAGGGTGAACCGGTGCGGATTTTCTTTCTGATTTACTTGTTGAGGCAATAGTTAAATCAAAATCTTTAACCGCGTCATATAATGATGATGGTGTTAATTTATTAATGTCCCTCATTTCTTGAGGTAATTTGTTCTTGAATCTTTCAAACTTTGTAAGGTCTTCAGTTACTTTATATAAGTCCTCTATGAAAGTATTTTTAACTTGCTTCACTTCTTTATCATACCCATTATCACCAGGTTGTCTTTCAGTTTTAGGTGATAAATAATTTTTAATTACCCATTGAACATACTTACCGGCTTTAACTTTACCAAGTTCTTTGGAATCCGCAGTTAACATATTAACATTATTGGTCCTTGTTGTTGGGTCAGCATTAACTAATATAATAAACTCATCTTTATTTAATTTTGGTTTGATAGTCTTTCCGTCCTTATCTTTTGATGGTTTAGTTAACACATCAAACAACAATTCAATTCTAGTTTGTTCAAGGATTACTTTTTTTAATAATGATGTAAATTTCATCTCTAGTTGTTTTATAAATAATAAATATAAATGAGATACAAAAATAACACTTTATTAATAAATCAATCGATTTTATAATTCATAATGAGAAGTTCCACCCCCATATTTTGTTTTGTCCCTTTTTTTGCTGCCGCGGCCTTTGCGAACTCTTTTCTTTCCCATCGATACTTGTCCTCTGGAAACCACTCGTGTAGTAAATCAAAATCATAATAAGATAAACTAAATCTACCTTTTACCTCATCCAATACATTTGCAAGTCTTTCGTGGTCATCCCTATCGAAATCATGATTTGAATAATAATTCTCGGTTTTAAAGTACGGTGGGTCTAAATAGAAGTATGTAGTAGGTGAATCATATTTTACAATTAAATCTGCAAAATCCATATTCTCAACTTTACTTATTCTTAAGAAATGTTCAACCCAATCCGGTTTTGATAGTTTATCTCTAAATGTCAAATACTTTGATTTGTATTTGCCTTTCAAATCAATAAAAGAACTTGTTTCGGGTTTACTACCACTGAATACTTGTGTTAAAACATACACATACTTTGCAGCAACTTGATAATCAGGATAGTTGATTGTAAATCCATCACCAAATAACTCAGATTGAAAACTAACGAATTGTTCACGATAAATTGGTGGTGTGGTTTCCTCACCTAATTGTTGACATGGGATTGAATTAATTGTCTCGAGTAATACCTCCGGTTTTTTAATACACTGAAATAAATTATAATTTAGTGGGTTAAAGTCATTATAAACAACTTCCTTAAGATTAGGGTATTTTGACAAGTCCATATTGAAAAAACACCAGAACATTCCTCCGAATGTCTCGACGTATATTTCCATATCTTGTGGGTAAAATGGAACTATCCACTTACCAATTTTAGATTTTCCTCCGATGTAACTTAAACACATATATTTTTTTTCTAAAAATATAATAAAAAAAATCGAAAAGGCAAATTATTTATAACAATTTTTGTATGGTCGGCAAGATGCCTTTTGAGTGAATCCCATATCTTTACATGAAGTAGACTCACAATAGGATTTACTATACTTACGAGGTTTCTTAAATTTCTGTTGTTCTTTCTCATCAAGATATTGATAAAGAACTCTTTTAATAATTTGTTCAATTAACATACATATAAATATTATGGAAAACAATAATCAAACTTCAGGATGTAAAAAATGTAAACAAAAAGGACCCGGAGCGTTACAAATAGGGTCTATCATCTTAGGATTCTATGTATTATTCAGTTCAATTTACGGAACAATAGAAATAGGTAAGTCAATTATTTCTTGGGTTAAGTCGTCTTTTGGAATTTAACATTTAATTTCACATACATATCCCCTCCCGGAAATCCTTTACCCTTTAATCTTAGAGGTTTTGAAGTGTCAAACACATTTGGTGCATTTATATTCAAATCACCATCCGGGTGAGGTATTGTAAACTTATCTTGCCGAACTTCATCTAAATTCAAATATAGACTATATATTAGGTCGTTATTCATCTTTTCATACCCATCTTGAGGTATTACTTCAAGTTGTAAAATTAAGTCCCCATACTCACCATTTCTAAAGTCTCCTAAATCCGCAAATTTAAGGAACTGACCACTATCCACCCCAACCGGTAATTTAATGGTTATTTGATTAGTCGTAGGCTTAAACCCATTCCCTCCGCATCCATAACATCTATGAACTAAAGTGTAACCTCGACCTCCACATCCACCACATGCGGTTCTAAATTGTTGAGTCATAAATCCGGTTCCAACACTTTTAACTTGGAATCCCATACCATTACATCCAGTACAAACTTGTTGTTCTCCTCCGCTACCGCCACAACCGCTACATTGATTGTCCTTGATATATTGTATTGTTTTTTGAGACCCTAAATAAGATTCAATTGGTGTTATACTTACCTTAATAACCTTATCAGGTGTCACCTTTCTTCTTTGACCTCCTTCAAAAGGATTTCCTCCTCTATTACCAAACATTTGATTAATTAAATCTTCATAAGATGCCCCGCCACCCATGTTGGCAAATGGGTTATTTAATCTATTGTCATACTCCTTTCTTTTATTCTCATCTCCAATGTGATCGTATGCCTCAGCAATCTCTTTAAACTTATCCCCACCTTCAGGATTTCTATCAGGATGGTATTGAATTGCAAGTTTTCTATAAGATTTTTTTATTTCATCTTGACTTGCGTCTTTACTTACTCCTAAAATTTCATAATAATTACTCATATATGTCGAACTATTTGGTGGTTTTATTTAAGAATAAAAAAAAGAAAAAAATAATAAAGAAGTTTATTACATTATCTCGTGCCAAAAATTATTTTGAGGGATTAATGAATACATCCAATGAAGTAATATTTGAAGTTTTGGTTGAGAATGGGAAGGATTGTAAATTTGAATTGGGATTACTTGAAACGAAATCAAATCAAAACGCTCCAGTGTATTTAACCGATGAGTTTGGAAGAAATATAAAAGTTAAGATTGAAGAAGATAATATATCCATCCTAACCATCAGACCATACAAAGAGGAGGATTTAATTTACGATGTTGTAAACAAAAAGAAAATTACCACTCAAGAATTTATTAAAAAATATTTGAAGGGTGATGGGTTAAAAATGGTTTCGGTGCTAAATAATAAAGTTGTTTTACAAAGAGATGAAAAAATTGATTTGTTTTCTTTAAAAAATGAATCTGAATGTTCGAGATTTGTGGATTGTCTATCTTCATATTTCTTTAAAATAAAAAGAGGTGATTGTCTTTTCATTAAAGACTATTCATCACCTCAAAGAAAATATCTCTATGAATTATTGGAATCCAATGGATTCGATAAAAAAGTGTTGTATCGTAAATTTACTACTTACCCTCCTTCTCGGAATTAGGATTTTCCATTAAAACAAAATGGAATTCTGTCCCGGATATATCAATTGAAAATTGTTTGTGTTGTCGGTCAACCTCTCTAAAGTGATTGATAACACTGGTGTATTCACCTATTGGTAATTCAAATATTATGGTTCCTTTTCCACTGAAAAGAGTTTGAACGGACTCAGCAATTAATGCTAGTTTTTCTATTATCCCAATATCAGTATTTTTATTTTCTTCCATAAACTAAGTTTAACCGGTTTCGGGAAAAGGTTTTCTTTCTCTATCCCCTTAATTTGTTTAATTATTTTTTCTTTTTCTCGGTCAAGTTCTCTTTGGTCTTTAAGTTTTTCACTTGTTAACCAATTCAATAAGTGCTGGCTCCTGTCTGTCTTGCTCATTGTCTAAATTTATATCTTGGCTGTCATTTATTTCATCATCTAAATCTCCACCTAACTCAGTATCAATCTCTTCATCAAAATCAAAATATAGGTTCTTTAATTTATCTAAATCCGTCTTCTCAAATGTTTGTTTCAATTGGTCTACGGTTTGTTTAAATAATCTTTCTTTTAGTTCCCTCTCTTTATTTAGTTTAATAATTTTACCAATCTTAACCAGTATCATACATACTTCTGATTCACTGATTGATGTGACAAAAGTAATCCCTTTTTGGTTTTGATCTTCAACCTCAAACCCAATAATTTTTCCCTCATCAATAATACTTTTAGGTATAGACCATTTGGTTGGAAATTTCATGTCAAAACTCAAATATGACTCCAATTTTCTAATTGAGTGGACATATTCGACGAATGGTAATAATTCTTTATAAAAACTCATTTTTGTATAAGATATGTTATTATGTAACTAATTGATATTCCTAATAGGAAAAGTTCCCTGTTACTATAACTCAAAGGTTGAGGTTCGGTTTGTAACAGGGCACTTATAAATTTTTTGACATTTTTCAATGACACTAATATTGTAAAAACAAATATAAAAAGATATATTGTATTAATATTATGCACCTTTCTCTGTCTTGTTGTGTTCAAGAATTTCACCTCTCAATGTTTGAAGTAACGCCTTCAACTCTTGTGCCGATTTTCTAGCTCTTGTACCTGCACTTTTGTTTCCACCAAAAAACTTTGTAGCTTCTACTGAAAGTGATTCTGCCAATACTTTGATTTGTTCTAATGTTTCCATTTTTTTAAAAAATTATTTAGTTTATTTATATGATAAAAATATTAAGAGTTTTTATTTTAGTGTAAATAGAAACACTTCTTTATTTAATATTTTTCTCCATCAATTTATATAATTGCAACAACAAGTCCAAATCGGATTTAGAGTAACCCATTTCTGTATCAAAAATCTCATTTAAAAACTTATTAATTGAATTTTTAATAGTTTCTTCTGATTGGTTATAAAATATATCCATAAAGAAAGACTCAAAATAGTCTTTGTGCTCTCCTTTAAGATTTATGTGAAGATTTTCTTTTTTAAAATCATCAATTAGTTTAGCCCAACACCAATCAAAGTGAGATTTATTATCTTCGTCAGTTAAAGTTATTTTAGTTTCTGAGATGTTATCACCAAGATAGGTGTCTATTATGATTCTTGTTAAAGATTTTGATATGTCGCCATATAATTCAATCTTTTCATAAGTCATATTGTTAATATTAAACCAAATAATCACCTCATCCTTAGGTACCGGCATAATCATCCAATTAAAAAAATTCTCCATAGAATATTAGTTCTATGGAGAATATAATTAAAAATTAATAAATGTGAATTTTTATTGTGTTTTTCTGTTGTAAGAAATTAAATTTCTCATCTTTTCTAAGTCTTCATTTATAATTTTTGTAGCCTTAGATTCTACAGACTCTAATTGATTCATTATTTTTTGAGCCTTTTGTGTTGAAGTTTTTTTACTATTTAAATTACCACTTTCTTTCTTTTCGCCAGCAATATCAACAGGTTGTGATTGTCTCTTATATGACACATTCATTTGTTCCGCACCATATAAATTATCGTCAAAATTTTTCTTAAATCTCTCTCCGGTTTTTTCACTTCTCTTTGACACATTACCTAACGCCTTTCCATCTTTACCTGTAACGGCATTTCCATTTTTAGAATCACCTTTAATTTGTTTTCCTATCATTTCATCATCCGGTTTAATTTCATCATAAACAAGATTTGTCATACCAGGGTAAGCGAATGCCTCAATATATTCATCAACAGCTTCAGATGGGTTATATTTCATTATTTTGGAATCTTTATCCATTTGATAATTACTTTGAGGGAAGTCATCAGGGTTTTCATCATATTTACCTCCCCCCATAAACATATCTTTCATATAATCTTTCATTTTCTTTACAACTTCACTTGCATAGTCATCATTTTCTTTTTTACTCTCTCCTTGAGCTTTTTCAGTTTTTTTCAATCCTTGTGGTTTCGTCACACCAAAATTATTTTTTTCCGCAGAGTCCTTAACAATTTGTTCTTTAACAATATTTTCAATCATATCAATTAACTCATTTTCGGTTAATGATAATGTATTTTTATTTTCTTTAAGACCACCTAATGTTAACGCCATATTCACTTGTTTTAATAACTTAGAATCCGCAGTGGATAATTTTTTATCACCTTTAGCTTTAACCATCAAATCTTTTTTAATTGAATTCAATTTAGATTTTGGAATTTTTTCACCTTCAGGAATCCCTAAGGCTTTATGTAAAGCACCTTTCTTCATACCTGTATCTTGAATCCATTTATCTTGAGATTCTTTTACTTGATATGTTTTCCCATCAACATTAAAACTATCTTTCCCGGATTCTTTAGCTTTAGACAAAGCTCCTGTAAAAGCGTTTCCTTCTTCAACTTCTTCATCTTCTTCTTCAGATAGTTTTGACCCAATATATGATGCCGCCATAGGAACCGCAACTCTTGCAAGTGCTGCCTGCCATTGTTCATCAGTCTCTCCTTTCTTAACTTTACCACCAAGTACATCAATTTCAACTGTTTGTCCTGGTTGTTCGTTTCTATCTTTTCTTAAGTTTTTAGTTTTACCAATAAGTGTATCATCAATAACGATATCTTGTTCGTTTCTATCTTTTCTTAAGTTCTTTTTTTCATCTTTAGTTTTACCACCAAGTACATCGATAACGACAATATCTTGTTCGTTTCTATCTTTTCTTAAGTTTTTAAAATCGGCAGCAGTAATTTTACCTTTAGGTTTTGCAACATCAATTTTATGTTGGTCACCATGAAGTTCTTCATCCATCTCAACTTCCATCCATTGACCCTTCTTGCCAAATTTTTCTTCGTGTCTCATTTTAATTTCTTCTGAAAGAATTTGAGAAACCAATTTATCAATATTTTTTTGAAATTCCATTGTTGTATTTTTTTATAATAAATATCTTTATTTTGTTCTTTTATTCAATTTTTTATATTCATGTTCCAAAATATTCATAATTATGTTTTTGTTGACTCCTAATTTTTTAGCAACATTGTCAATTGCCTCTTTTATCGATTCATTCTTCGATAATTTTAAAGCATTAATGTCACCTTGATTACAATAAGGGAACTTCGTGCATTTTTTCTTAACCTTAACAAAAGAACCTCCTTTGTATTGAGTTTTTCTACTTGGTCCCCAATCTTTCTTACTTGTTGATTTAGCCCACATTGCCGGACTTTCATAACCACCAACAGAACCTGACCCTGTCGCTTCGGTTGCTTCAACTTTTTCAACATCACTTTCTTTCAATTTTGGAGTTTCTTTAAAACTTCTCCTAAGAAAATCACTATCTTTAAATGCTATTGGTCCTGAAAAAGCCCCGGAAGACCCCGAACCTGTCGCTTCTTTATTTTCACCTTTCTTTGTTTTTCCAACTCGACCATATTTTGGTTTCTCGATAAATGGGTCTTCATCAGAAACATTTGGTGTTCCGAAAGTATAATATTTATCAAATTTTGTATTTTGTTTAAACTCAGCAAAATCTTTATCTTGTTGTAAATCTTTCTTAAATTGGTCTTTAGCGGATTGTTTGAGTCTTTTATCCAAAAAAGTTTCATATTCAAAATCGTCATCATCTTCAACTTCTTCAGTGAATCCTGATTTATACTTCATAGCATCTTTAATTGTGTCCGTATTCAACTTAACATTAGGTTGAGAGGTATACGCTTTATCAATAGCGGTTTTAAATAAATTAGCAGAACTTTCCATATTAAGCATTTTTCAATCTTGGTTCCCAATAGCTACGATTCATCCACATAAATTGGTAGAATTCACGGAACATTCTTAGGGTTATATCTTTGACATCACCTTCAAGTTTACCTCGTTTGATTTCTTTTGAGATTCTGTCTAACAATTTGTCTTCAAATTGTTTAATTGTATTATTCTCCATAAAAGATTTAATCTCTTTACGAATCATTATTTCAATTTCTTTCTTTTCAGTTGTGGTAAGTGCCATTAGTGTAGTATTAAAAAAGATGATAATCCTAAAATTATCATTCCAGATAAACCGGTTGTGAGTTTATTTTTAACTTTCTCTTTTTTTAGATTAAATTCAACTTTCTTGGTATGGTCTTCCAATATTTCGTATTTTTGGGTTTGGGCACCAATGATTGTCTGATAATTTATTTCTTTAACTCTGAGTAAAGTTATGACACTATCCTTCATAATAACCTTAGTCTCGGTTTCAAACAATTGTTGTTCAGTAAATTTTAACTGAACTTTTGCGGAATCACCACTTAATAAATCTTTTGTGATTTTTTTAACAATTGGTAACGGAAAACATTTTGTTTGTTGATTATTTATATCTGTTTGAGAAAAAGCTGTCAAGCTCACGCTCAGAATACCTATCAACACGATTAATTTCTTCATGATATTTTTTTCCTATTTTCGATTTATTTGTTTTTATATTTGAAATGTTTTCATCTATTTTCACAACCTCTTTATTAATACCTTCAACTTTATTTTCAAGACTATCTTGTTCTTTATTCATTTGGTTAACAATGTTTGTTAGTGAATCAAGTTTTGCTCTATCAACATCACTCATAGTACCAATTATAGGTAGAGAAAAATATAAAATACTTAACCCAACTAAAATGGCAAGGATTATTTGATAGTAATTACTTATGAATTTTTTAATACTTTCCATATTATTCCGGTGATTCTTTTGTTTTCTTTCTATTAGCCAAAACTCTACCCCATTTAGATTTAAATTTCTCGTAGAATTGTTTTAACTTGTTTATTATCTCCAAAAAGTCTTCATCAACTTTCATCATATCACCATTTACATAGATTCCACTATTCTCACCAATCGTAAATGTAAAGTCAATATCTTCATCAATTACTTTACCTGACCAATCAACATTATTCGCATAAACATTTAAAGTGTTAAAGTCCGCCAAATCTGACACTTCTTCAACAAACTCGTCCATTGTCTCTTGAAATGCGACTTTCTCATCGGTGGTAATATCCAAATCAGTTTTATCTTTACCATGTAATGCTAAGATACCTCCGGATATTCTATATTTTTGAACTTTGTCTTTGGGCGTTGTAGTTTTGCCCGATTTTTTATCATCTACTGCCGTCTCATATTCAATGTCTTGGTCCATTCTATCCATGACACTCTTTGCGATATTAATTTGAGTGTCTTGCTCAAATAATAATCTTGATTTCTTTAACAACGACTTAATTTCGTCGTATCTTTCATTGTGTGTATTCATCATATTTTTATTAAATTTCTAAAAGTTTCAAAATTAAAAGATGGATTTAAATCTGTGTATTTTCCGTCAAAATTACTCCTTGAAATAATTCCTTCAAAATTTTCAACCCCATCAATTTTAGTGTTGTGGGATATACATTGTCGTTTAATTTTAATTTCATCGATTAGGTTGTTACACAATTCCGCAGTTTTTTGAACTTGGATACTAGTATATGGTTCCCAAAAGAAATAGTCTCTCCACTTTTTTTCGTAAACTTGTTGATTATAAATACTTCCTTTCCAGTTAATGTAATGGGTTGTTAGCGGTTTCTTTTCTAACCACCCTAAATTTTCTAAAGAAATGATGATTGAATTCCGGTTTATATTATCGTTTGTAAAAAAATTTGTGTGACCCTCATTTGGAATCAACTGAAGAATTGTCCCATTTTTAGTTATAATGTAATTTGGGATTTTATCATACTTGGAGTTGTATCTATATTCAAGGGAGGTCAAATATTCTTCGACCTCCCTTGAAGTATGACATAAAATGATTTGTTTTTTCTTTTTTTGTTTACCTAACGGCTTAAATTGATTGTATTTTTGTAAGTGGAGCATCTCGTCTAGTATAATTCAACCTTTTAATTTCAGGAGTTTGATTTGTTTCCTCTTCTGATTTTTCACTTAAAGTTCCAAATTTTTCTTCGTTAACTCTTATTAACTCAGCTTCAAGTTTTTTTAAATCTTCTTGAGTAGGATTAATTGGTTTTGTTTCATTTATTACTTCATCAGGACCATTATACTTTCCCATTATAATTTTTTCCAAAATATCCAATTGCTCTTCAGTCGGTGTATACTTTTCTTTTTCGATTTCCGCTTCTTTTTTTGCCGCTTCGACACTTAATTCTTCAATAGTGATAACAGGTGATTTAGGTTCAATTAAAACATCTTTATCTTCTTCTTCAAATTTAACTAACATATGTAAGAAAGATAGTGATATTATTGGTAACATTCCTCCTGAAAACAATGCTAAGAATCTTTTGTGTCCCACAACATCTCCGGAATCAACACCCAAATAGGAAACTATTGGGTCAACCAAATCAACCCAATCTTTGAATGATTGTGAATCAACATTAATATATTGATAAGAAAAAAAAATATTCCCTATAAATTGAATGAGTGTTACTATCCCAAACGGAAAATAAACTTTTTTACCCATTTTAGCGGATATTGCGGCAAGTGCCGACAATGCGGCAATTTCAATACCGACTGACAAATAAATCGCCCAACTTATCGGGTTAGATAAATTATACCAAGTTGTAACATGAGAAATTGATACTACAGCCACCGCCAAAATCGGAACCAAAAACGCGACATAGACAATTTTCCTAAAATTTTTATGAATCCAATTCATGGTATTATTTTTTTAATAATTTAATTTCTTCTTCAATTTGAGTTTGTCTTTGAACATCCAATAATTTTCTATCGGTAGCCTGAATCATTCTCTTTTCAGTTTCCAATCCCATAATCTTGAGTTCTTTGTTCAATTCAGTTTTTGTGTAGGTTGAATCTTTGATTGACTCAATCTCTTTTCTCATTTTAGACAATTCTCTTCCGTCTCCACAACTTTTGAAGAAACCAATTAATGCGATTACTAATACGATTATCGTAAAGTTTTTTTCTATAAAATTTTTCATATTGTTTAATTTTAATTTATTTAATTATAAATGTTGTAACTAATAAATACACCCTTTACCCCATTTTTTACAAATAATCAAATAAAGACCCTGTCTCATTCCTTAATTTTCTTAAAGCCTTTTCTTTGATTTGTCTTACTCTTTCTTTGGTTAAGTCAAAATCATTACCTATATCTTCCAATGTTCTTGTATTCCCAGACAACCCAAAATAATTTTCAATAATCAGACGCTCACGGTTATCCAAAACATTCAACATTTCTAACAATTTTCCTTTCAATGTTTCCTCACTCGAGATGTTAACATCCGCAAGTTCGGCATTTGGGTTAATTAAAATGTCAACTAAAGTATCACCTTCTTCATTAACCGGATTATCCAAATTAATGGTATAAGGTAATGAAGTGAATTTTTCAGGTAACTCAACACCTGTAATATCCATTTCTTTTTTTGCCCTATGTAAATCTTGGATTACATTTACGGGTAAACGAATTGTTCTTGCATTTTCATTTAAAGATTGAAAAATAGATTGTCTAATCCACCACACCGCATAAGATATAAATCTTAATTTTTTTGTCCAATCAAAATTTTCAATTGCTCTCATTAATCCATAATTACCCTCAGATATCAAATCAATCAAATCAAGACCTTGATTTTGATATTGTTTGGAAACTGTAATTACAAATCTTAAATTTCCTTCTAATAATTCTTTTTGGATTTTTTTCTTTTCATCTTCAGTAATATTACCTGATAACATCCTTTCCGATAGTTCTCTTTCTCGTCCGGGTGTCATAACTGGTAGTTTACGAATGTCCTTAAGATATTCTGCAATTTCTTCTTGGTTGATGTGAATTTTTGATTTTTCTTTCATATATTAATTTTTACTATATTTTTCTAATAATCCTTTTTCAAATTGTGTTAAAACTTCAATACCTTCTAAATTGATTTTATCAAGTAATTGATCTAATGTAGGTGGTTTTAATTGTCTTTTAAGTTCCGTAATTATCTTGGATGTAAACTCGTCCTCTTCATCGTCATCCTCAAAATATTCTTGAGTTGGGTTCATTGTAATTACCATTTCTTGACCTGATACCCCTGTATCACTATCTAAATTAAATAAATGCTCCTTGTTTTCATTTGACATAAAAACAGAAACTTTCTCATCATATTCATTTAATATAAAAGAATCATATAAATTCTCAGAAAACATCTCTAAAAATTCATAAATTTCTTTAGTCTCTAATTCCGATTCAAAATGTGCGATTATAAATTCTTTTCCATATTGAAATTTAAGACTTGGAGAATCCACTATTGGTAATAAACTTATAGTAATTTCTTGTTGTTTCTCATAATGTTCTAAATCACCAAAAAAAGTTAATAGGTATTTTTTCATTTTAAATGTTTTGACAAAGATAATGTTTTTTATTTAAACTCTTTTAGAATAACCAACAATCTGATAAAAATCTTTAGTTCCCTCACAATATTGTTTAATCAGAGTAAGTAATCCTCGGAACATGAACGCACTTGTTGCCTGTTTCTCGCATTTACTAAATAACTCGATAAACGCAGTTAAAGTTCCAATCGTATTATAACCATGTCCTTGTATAATACCTAATATCTTAATGTCATCAAGTTTGGTTGTGTTAATCTGTAATTTTCACTCTTTCTAAAGAAATATTATAATATTCTTCAGATATTTCAGACCCTAAATAAGTTCGATTTGTTTGTATTGCAGCTTTAGCGGTTGTTCCACTACCCATAAACGGGTCAAAAATTACATCTCCTTCATTACTCCAGCTAAGGATATGGTCTTTAACTAATTGTATTGGAAAAATTGCCGGATGTTTATATGCAATTTCATCTTCTTGACCATTCTTTGAAGTTTTATATGTCCAAACATTATATCTTTGACCATATTCCTCAATAATTTTCTTTTTTCTCTCGACCATAGTCCCATCAACTTGTCTTGATGTGTTCTTACCCCAACTACCAATTTGTCCTCCGTATATATTTTTTCGGTCTTTGATAGAGTTAAATATTTTTGGTTTACCTTTAGATAATACAAACATGTATTCAAAAATTTGGTGATACCGATTAGATGAAGGATTAGAAAAATTATTTTTCATATAAATCATTGTATCATGAATGTTGAACCCTATTTCTTTAAAAAAAAGGGCTTGTCTGAAAGATGTTCCAGTCTCACTACCTTTTTCTGTTCCATCACCAACAACCCATACAACCACACCACCTTTTTTAGTTGTCCTATATAATTCTTTAGCAATATTTTCAAAATCAAATGAATACCCATTAAATTTAGTTTTTTTTCCCGAAACATAATTATTATATGTCCTTAAATCATCATAAGGTGGTGAAGTTATCGTTAAATCAATAGTGTTGTCCTCAATCTTTGAAAAAGTTGTTAAACAATCCTCGTTATATATTTTATTTATTTCCATCATACTTTTCATAAAATTTTTTAGCAGAAATTGACTTATTTTTTCCTAAAGATAAGTCATTTATTTCCTCTTTTTTTATTTCAATAGTGTCTATAGTCCCACATAATAATAATCTTTTATCAATGAGTATAAATCTATCGATTGAATTTAATTTTTCCTGAAATCCTTCGTCGGTTACTTTTCTACCATACCCAACTTCTTTTGAGGATGCAAAACTAACTTTATCAGTTATTGTTCTAATCTCACTTCTAACTCCATCATTCTCTTTAACATCAAATTTAGAATTTTCATTTTCTCTTATACCTTTTTCAGAACTCTCGTGTAAAAATTCCCCTAATCTACCTAAAATTCTGCCGTCGTCAAACATTTCAATTGTCTTATCAAGACTCAATCCAAGTCCATTCGAAACCATTTCCCAATCAATATTATATGTATTAATTTTGTTCATAATATAAGCATATTTTTTTTTAATTTAAATAATAAGAAAAAAGTCCCACACTATTGTGAGACTTTTGAAATGTTATCGATTTTACTAATCTTGACCACATTGTTCGCCCAATTATTAACCAGTGGATTATGTGTAATCACAAAAATCTTCTCAAAATATTCTTTCATTTTGGTGAAGAATTCCCCAACCATTTCCAAATTATCATTTGATATCTTCCCGAAAACCTCGTCGAATACCATCAAATTTGGTTTTGGTAAAGAACATACTTTAGATAAAACCGCTCTCAAAGCCATTGCCGCGATGGTTCTTTCATAACCCGACCCCGAGACCATTAGTTTCTCGATACCTGTTGAGTTATCAACCATGATGAATTCGACCTCGTTCTTCTCATTAATACGAATCTCTAAATTGAAGTAACATGAATCTTGAAGTAATCTCTGAAGTTCCGAGTTAATCAACGGCATCATGGTTTTCAAAATCATTTTAGAAATTCCATTTTTACCATATACTTCAACATAAATTTTGTAAATCTTCTCTCGTTCAAATTCTTCGGCAATTTTCAAGATGATACCATTGTTCTTTTCAATACGAGACTGAAGATTTTCAATTTGAGTTTGGTTGGTTGTCAAAATTCTTTCATAACCACGTTTCTCACTAATCAATTCATCAATCCTCAACCCGGCCTTAATTAATTGGGAGTCAATCTCATTATTTTTCTTAATCTTGTCTTGGACCTCTTCATATCTTTTAAGTTTGTCTTTGGCTTGTTCCAACTTCAACTCATTTGATTCTAATGATAGTTCATACTTTTCTTTAACAAGTTTGTTCTTCTCATACTCGTGGAAATCTTTTTTAAGTTGGGTATAAGATTTCTCTTTTGAGTCAAGGTCTTTCCATTGTTTAGATAATTTGAAGACTTTCGTTTCCCAATCTCCCAACTCATCAATTTTTTTCTTCGTTAACGCAGCTTCCATCAATTTGATTCCACAATGTTCACATTGAATCCCATCACCATACTTTTTAACCAAAGTTTCAATTTCTTGAACTTTACTTTGAGCAAGAACTAATTCACCATTTGTTGATTTCATCCCATCTGTAATCTCATCATGTTTGTCCTCATGGTAAAACTCTTTTGGTTCCACAATCTTAACTTCATTGATTTGACCTTTGATTCTTTCACTTCCATTTTCAAGGTCAGTAATGTCACTCTGTAATTTAATTGGGTTCAATATAATTAACTCTTGGTCGATGTCAATATACTTTGACTTCAACAAATTGTCTTTGTAATCCTGACCCTTTTGTAATCTCAAATCAACATCCGTGATTTTGGTGTTGGCATCTGTAATCTCGTTCTTAAGACGTTGGATTTCTTCAGTTGATGTCTCATTGTCTTGTTTCAATGATTCTGTGTTATACACATTTGACATCATACTTTTTGAAAACTCTGAGTAAATCTCTTTACCAGTTTCTTCCTTCTTCTTTAAGAATTCAAGACCCAAGAATCTGCCCAACACCTGACCACGAGCGGTTGGTTTAGCTTCCAATAAATCTTCAAGGTTAGACGCCGTGGTTACGATTGTCATCAAGAAGTCATCCATTGTTCCAATAGATTTCTTCATAAATTCTTCCGTTTCCCTGCGTTGTTCTCCCGTGAAGTTTTGAAGTTGACCATCGGCAAGTTTCTTGAAAAACTCTAATTCAGTTTTAACATTCCATTCACCCGCTTTGGATTTTTTTCTTTCAATCTGACGAGCAATTATATATTCTTCACCATCAATGACGATATCACCTCTAACATTAACCTTATTGATATCTGTAAATCTATTGAAGATTTCTTCTGCCTTTTGTGTTTTTGTTGTTGTGTTAAAGAATAAGAATAATAATAGGTCGACTGTCAGAACAGTTTTACCTCCAAAATTAGGCGGGTCGGATTCAACAACTGATATACCATTACATTTTTCAAAATCAATTACCTGACCTTCACCATAAGATAAGAAATTACTGAACTCAATTTTTTTGATATACCATCTTTTGAATGGTGTTACCTCAACCTCATTAGCCGTCATTCTGTTTTCAACCGCAGAATCAATACCCATAACTTGTTCGTAATACTGGTCTTGACCTTTTGACACCAACAATGACCTAATAAGTTCTTTTTGGTAATTCTTATCCATGATGTTAATTGAAACATCAATTGTTTGTTGGGTCTCTTCGGTAGACTTAACCTTTGTTATAACATTGATATTGGTTGAATTATATTTCTTTTGGAAATATTGTTTAACCGATTTGATTCTTTCTTGAGTAAAATTCTCCGGAGTATCTTCCCAAACTACTTGGATGTAAGGATTCTCCAAAGTTGTAATGTCTATCTTTGATTCCATTTTTTGATAATTATATTCAGGTTTTGGATTAAATAAATCCCATTTCATTATATTGTGGTTTGCGTCTCTCCTGAAATTTCTGCTTCTCGTTGTTTCTTCAATTCTTCAAGTTGTTGTTTCATTGTTTCATTAAACATTTTTTGCATTGCGGTTTGTTCCGTTTTAATTCTTTGATTTCTCGCAGTAACTTTTTTTCTGTGTTCTTTTTTCGCTTTACCCATTTTGTTGTATTTTTTAGTGATTATTTGTTGGTCTATTTTGTTCGAACCACTCGATGATTGAATTGATTGCCCATACTGACCCTGAAGCCAACATACCATCAAAGAACCATGAAGCAATTTTTGTAACTCCAAGTAATTCGTGTACTGGTGAATATAAGAAAATTCCAAAGAAAAATCCAATCCA